CAATTGTCTTCAATATCTAGATTCTCGACTGTAGTTATTTCTACCGTGGCATCTGGGTCAATTTCATCAACGGCAACAATAAATTCTTCTGGTTCATCTTCAGTTTCAACTTCGATTTCATTCCACTCGTCTGCTACATTGACTGCTTTTTTTATCGCCTTTGGCCTTAGCAACGTCATGTTCGCTGCAATGAGCAATAAAACTGCAAGAGGATCAAAAACAAAAATGATAGTGATGATTACCCATCGTACTGCTTCTTCAAGAACTGATTTATTAGTTTCTTCGTAAAAAAGAGCAGCGATATACTTGATAGGTCCTACTTCTGCTTCGAGTTGAAGTTGCTGCTTCTGTAGGGGTCTTGCGCTGTCTCGAAGCTGTTTAATTCTGTTGCTCGCATCAGAAATGATTCCGGCGAGTGTGCTTCTTTCCACACGTTGGCTTTCACGCACGGCGATAGAACCCTCTGGCCCTCTAATCCGATCATACTCGATGAGCGTCTCGACAGCCTTATCGAGTTGGCTAATGACTTGTTCTGCATCTTTAATTCTCCTTTGCTCTTGACCAATCTGTTGGTCTATGGATTGAATCTCTAAAGAATTATCTCCCCCAACCAACGTCTGATCGATATGAGCCTTGGATAGAAAACCAAAGATACCCATCGATGTAATGAACATCAGCACTACAACTGCCGATGTTAAATATGCCCTTAATAACTTCGGGCATGTCTTCCAGTTTTGATAGAGCCAGGATGCCGTAAGTAGTTTACCTACTTCGAGCACACCGCCCATAATAGCAATAGGCATTGCAGCGGCAGCAAAGATGGCCATAAGACCAACGATGCTGTACCATGCAGCAACTCCAGAAATGGCAATCGCCACTAGTAATGTGAGTAACGCCATAAACATTTTAGCCCCGAGTGATAGCTAAAACTTTATCTATTGTAGACTGAACTTGTGTGGCTCTATTTGGCCAATGAATATATTCTTTGTCAGCAGTCTTTAAGAGATTTACAAGCAGAGGCATGATTAGTTTTTCCAATTCAGTTATTTTACCTCTTACTTCATCTTGAGCTTGTGCAATGGCAAGCTGCACATCATCTGATTCTTCAACATTTCTTCTTGTCAGAAGAGTGTCAAGCTTATCCTCCAGAGGAGCAAGCGCATTGAGTACCACACGAGTTAAATCATTCTCGTCAATAGAAGGTGGAGTTTCGGTAGCGCTCTCTTGATTTGCTACATATGTAGCTTCATCAATGGCACTGAAACCAAAATCCAAATTTTGATATTCTGCAGGAATGTCAGCCATTAAAAAAGTCCTCTAAAGTGTTTTGTCTTTCCACTGACCACCCGATAGCATCAAGAATATGGCGAATTGGATCTACATAAGATTTATCAAACTGCATATCATAATCAATAAATCTTTTTAAATCAAATTCAGGTGGTAATATAATTGGAAAAGCAATTACATTTTGCTTTGCCGGATTAGGCATTCTAAGATAAGCAAATTTAATCTTATCGCCGTTTTTAATCTCTTCATACTTATTATTTATATTTAGTTCTTTTATGAGTTGATTATATCGGCGAGATGCACGAACGTGAATGGGAACTCCAACACCTTCTTTTTGTTGTTTCCACAGATTAGATACACCACGAGGAAAGGCAACATCCTCTGGGTTTAGTTTTTGGAATTCACTTCTGGCAGTTTTAATAAATTTCTGTACGGCAAATTCGTCGTCATTCATAATAATGGATAGAGTTTTTTCAATGAGCTTGCGACAGACCTGTGGAGTCGAAGACCGTACGGATTCAATACCAGTGATCTTGATTTTTGGCTTTGCATACTGGACACCCTCATTATTGAGCACGTTTGCAATGTATCGCTTTTTGCCAGTAAAGATAACCTTAGACGCAATAACTTCCCGTTTCATGTGCATGCGTTGTTCATAGGCGTGCACATAATTTTTGAGGGAATCATAGGTTTTTTCTAGTAGAGGCTCGATTTTCTGTTCAGCAACCTTATCGATAAATTTACAGATTTTATCTTGATCGGTCTCGTTGGGCATTACCTGCTTTACAAGATCACCCATACGAACATAAAGGCTGTCCGTATCAATCGCAATCACGTAGTCAACTTTATTTGTTTTTAGGACCTCATTAAGATATTTGTTAATGGTATTTTCGGCCCAACGAATTGTGAGCTGGCCAGAGATGGTAATCGCCTCCGCCATACGAATGTCATAATATCGGAACCACTTATTTGACATAGCACCATAGAGTGAGTTCATCATAATTTTAACTGCCATCTGCTCGTTATCGAACCTGGCAATGTCTTTTTCTATCTGACCTCTCTCGTAGACTTTGTCCTTGGGTGTGTTTTCAAGTTTCTGTTTAGCATCAAGCGCTTTTTTCTTGACTACCGTTCGCTCGTTGTAGAGGCTATCAACGATTTGTGGAAATACACCGTGTGTTTTGGTACTGAATAACTGACCCGTGGATGACACACAGACATCTTTTGGTATTTTAAGGTTTACTTGCTGTAAAAGAGTTTCCACATCCACACCAGGCAGAACACCGTCCATGATAGTTTCAGGCGACATGTTGTACTGCATGATAAGATGCGGATACAGGGAGTTCAAGTCAAATGAACAGACCCATTCATGCATACCCTTCTGTGGATCTTTGACATATGCACCCTCGATACGCCGGTCACCTGAAACCTCGTCCTGTGGACTGAGAACAATATCATGTTTTTTGAGTACATTATATATGTATGTGTCCCAGATTTTCACGGATCCAAATGCGGTAACATATACTGCATTTGCTTTGTGAGCAAGAGTAAGTGCAAGATCAATTAGACCAGTTTTCTCATTCATGCGCTCTACAAGCTGAGTGTCGCGAATATTATAGTCAATGAACTTCTGATGGTTTTCTCGGTATAGGGCCGCAAGGGAGGAGTACTCAGAATAGTCGAGTTTCTTTTCACCGAGAACGACATTCGCTATGTTGTCAAGTTTATATGACTCCTGATTGCCGTATGTGTAACCAAACTTCTTGAATAGAAGCATGAAGTCAAGCTGAGTAGTACCAAGAATATTATATGTAGTATCACGAGCTTCTGGCTTGATATTAAAGAGTGAGAACTTACGCAGTTGATCCTCACCAAGAACACGAGCAATGCGGTTGATGAGATATGGCATATCGAACTCTTCGGAGTTCCAGCCGCTGATAATATCGGGAATATTTTTGTTCCAGTGTGACAGGAAACTTTTAAGCAAAATATGCTCGTCTTGACAGCGGATATACTCGATCCGTTTGTCCTCAACGATTGAGTTACCAGCCTCAAACCCGCCGATGCCCCAAGTATAAAAAGTATCATCAACATTATTTTTAATGGTGATGGCAGTAACGGGCTGCTGTGCAAGATTTGGTTCTGGAAACCCCTGATCGGACTGCACCTCGATATCAATGAAAGTGACATTCATCGTCGATGTATCGGGTACACAACCATCAGGAAATTTTTCTGCTATAAATTGAGCTACATAGTCTCTGTTACCGTACACTCGGAAGTTATCGGCCTCTGTTTCTCGAATGAAGTCCCGACAATCCATCATGGTGCCAGGTTCAATCGTGTCGACGTTAATTCCGTCTAGTGTACGAAATTTTGTTTTGTTACGGGTAGGAACGAAGAGGGTCGGTTTGAACCTAATCTTTTCGACCACTCTTCGCCCTTCGTGATATCCAACGTACAGGATGTCGTTGGACGTCCTCTCAACTGATGTGTAGAATGTTGCCATACTCTAATTTATATCACTTAAGATTTCAAAAGTCAACAATTTTACTCTTCAGTTAGGAGTTCCTTTTTCGCCTCAAGTACTTTACCTCCGGACGTAACCGGGATTTGGCGAGGCTTTTTATGATCTGGGATGATGTTCTTGAGTCTGATGACGAGTAACCCGTCTTTGAGTTCTGCTCCCTCCACTTCGATAGTGTCGGACAGCGTGAAGTGTCTTGTGAATGCTCGTAGAGCAATTCCCTTGTGAAGAAGATTTCCTCCATCTGTCTCCTTGATTTCTCCCTGAACTGTAAGTTTTGAATCTTCCAATACAACGTTGATGTCTTGTTCCTTAAAACCAGCAACTGCTAGTTCAATGGAATAAGTTTCATCATCTTCATGTTTACGAATGTTATAGGGTGGATATGATTGTGGCTTTGCAAAAGCATCTGTACGATCAAGCCGATCAATCTCTTGCCATAAATGATCAAAACCAACAAAGAAAGGATCAAATCTGCGTAGTGCCGCCGCATTATGTGTAACCATTATTACCTCCTATGGTTAGCAAGGTTTATAAAAAAGAGAACCCATAAGGCATTCTCGTTTTATTTATATAGTTATTCTCCTACTAAAGTCAATAGGGGAGCGGGAGGAGATGAACAGTAGGAGAATATGATGATCCCGCTCCCCCTATAACTTACGCTGCTGCTAGAGCGCGATAGCCGGCTGCAACAACCTCACGTGAAGGAGTACCGAGACGATAGAAGTTCCGTGTCTCGCCCTTACTGTTCGTGCGTGGATTTGCATAGATAGCAAAGCCCTTCATGCGCAAATCACTGACGGTGGCACGAGCATTACCAACACCGAAACGAGATTCGATTTGCTTTCCAGTGAGAGTTTCACCGCTTTGAAGAGCGGTTAGTACCTTTTCAGTTTTAGTCATAATTAGTCACTTCCTTTTCAGTTTCAAAAAAAAATGTGGTTTATCCTTGGATGCCTACACAGACCGCCGCGGCAATCTTATCGGATATATCTAACCTCAGAACCTACTACACTGCTGACAACTACACCACCAGGTCATTCGCTGTCTGACCCCTTTCGGGGTTTCGTCCCTACGGACTCATCAGAGACAGATTGATTAATCATTATGTTTATATACTACCACATCCTACATT